CGGACCGGCTTGATTTCCGCCCAGGCGGTGGCGTACTCGGTCCAGGTTTTAGTCAGTTCGCCGCGCGCGTCCTGGCTTTCTGACACCTGCTCGATGATTATGTAGTTCCTACGTTCGCCCGCTTTCATCAGAAACTCATGACCCGGTAGGGATTGAGCAGCGCTTTGGATCCCAGCGGCATTTCTTCGAGCTTTACGTTGCTCAGCTCTTCCCGGTTCTCATATAAATGTCCAATAATTAAAAGCATGGCCGATTTTATCGGGCTGGGTGTGGCTGCATGGCTGGTGTACCCGGCGACATAGCGGATACGAACGGCGTTGAGCTGGTCGCGTATAGCGGGCCAGGTTTTGCCGTAGGCCCGTACGACCAATGCCGGTTCGCTGACTAGATGCACGTCGTATTCAGTAGCAGACAGCGTTTGTTCGATGCCGTCAGTATCGTCGTACTTTACGGACGTAACCGCGCTGACTACCGGGTAGGGCAACTCGATAATGTAGCCGAAGCAGTTGCCGTAATATTCCAGCGTTTTTGCACAGAGCGCCCGCTGGGTGTAGCTTTCGGCCATTTCTCGGGCCGTGGTGATCGCCATCGTGATCAGGCTGTCCTCAAGCGCGTGCGTGACCCGCAGATGATCTTTGGCCTCTTGTAAGGTCAGCGGCTCAAACGTGGGTTCGGTGATTATTTTGACAGGCATAGTTTTATTTTACCGTGATAAACAGATCGCCCCAGGTGAGGCCCAGCGGGTTATCGGCATCGAAAATGGTGATCGTGGACAGATTGCGGCCGACGCGCAGGTGATCTTTGGCTTCCTGGAGCGTTATCGGCTCAACCGTCGGTTCGTTAATGATTTTGATGGGCATAATTTTATTTTACGGTAATAAACAGATCGCCCCAGGTCAGCCCTAGCGGGTTATCGGCATCGAAAATGGTGATCGTGGACATATTGCGGCCGACCGGCAACGCGGACGCACCGAATTTTAATATGAGTTTGGCGCTGGCGCTGAAATCAAACAAAGCCGGAGCGGTGGCGCTATCAATTAATGTAGCGCCGACCATGACCTGACAGCGTGTTAGGGTGCTGTGATCAATAACCACTGGCAAAGCATCGGGCAGGGCGCTTTGTAATGCTAGTTCGATGCTGTTGTTGCGGCCCAGGTATACGATTTCTTCAAGCATGGCTTTCCTTTTTAGGCGGCTCTTTTCAGACTGTAACGCGGGGTCAATCTTTTTATACTGTATTCGCCGTGCGGTAGGATGTACGGATAAGCGACGCTCAATTGGGCATTGGCGACGGCCTGCATCAATGCGGCGGCGGACAATGATAATGACAAGGCAATGCTACCGCCTGCCAGCGCATCAGCGAGCGCGTGGCCGGTCAAGCCGCCGACACCGACGGTAAGATCACCGCTACCGGTCGCCACCGCCACGGCTGTGCCGGTGACGGCCAGCGTACTGGATAAGCCGCCACTGCCAATCACGCTGATTGGCGCTGCGCCGGAAATGGGCACGGTGGCGAACAGGGCGCCAGCTGCAATAGCTGCGCCGGCAGCGTTGCCGGAAAATCCGGGTGGGATGACGGTAAGATCACCTGTAGCTGTCGCAGCGGCAGCGGCATTGCCGAATAGCGGCTGCGTGCTTGCCAATGCGCCTGAACCGACTGCGGCGGCTGTTGATGCGCCGGACAGGCCGGGCGAATCGACACTGATATCAGCAGCAGCTAGGGCGGCGGTAACGGATGCGCCGGAAATAGCCAGCGTCATGTTGATTTGCCCGGCGGCCGTTACAGCGGCCTGTGCTGCGCCGGCTAAATCTGCTCCGCCTGTCAGTGCCCCGGTTGCCGCCGCCGATGACTGGGCAGCGCCGGAAAGCGCCATAGCCTGGCTAATTGAACCGCTGGCGAATGCGGAAACCAGGCCGGCACCGGACAGCGTGGTAGTGATGGTGGCGACACCATTGGCAATGCTGATAGAAGCGGCGCTACCGGCCAGGCCGACGGACTGGTTTAATACGCCTGATGCGGTGGCAATGGCGATGCTCCCGCCGGTCAGGGCCAGGGATTGGGTGATTGCGCCGCTTGCCGATGCAGATGATTGAGCGAGTCCGCTTAGGCCGGTTGCGCCAATGGCCGATGGGATAAAAAACAGCGTATTTGAAGGCTCGAAAATTTCCCATGGATGTAAACTATCATATATTAGCTGCGCGTCAGTTTGTTCATCTGGCGATATTGCTATTAGGTATTGTTTTTGCTGATTTGTAGCGGTAGTATTATTGCTATAATACCCGCCTCTAGCCACTACGCCATGCGCCAATGATTGCACCGATGTTGCAGACGATAATACGCCATCTAATGCTATTCTTGCCCTTCCTGTTCCACTATTATACGACCACGCCACAACGCCTATTCCGCCAATTGGAATGGTATTAGACGTTTCAACTACCAGCGCCACATCAAATTTGTCTATTTCAACTTTACCTGACGTATTAATTTGGATCATAAATCCAAATGGGCCTGCTGTTTGATTGCTATAGCAAGTAGAAAACATAGGCGTTAAGCCGGAAGATAGCCGCTCAACAACACAAATGCCTGACAACGTAGATAGCTGTAAAGCGGTATTTGCGCCGTACGACAACGCCCCAATGTTCGCAGATGGTATATCTAGCGCAGTACCTAACCTTCCAACACCATATTTTGCTACACCCTGTAGCGTACCAACCGCGTTTGCACTTCCAAAATTGATATTTTGATGAGCATTTACCAATGCCCACCGTCTATTGAATAGAGGTCTAATGCTAGGCTTCGGCTGATTATTCTGACCTCTGCGTAAACGGACTAGTGCCATTATATTATTAGCCGATACTTGTTATTTCTGATGCAAACGCTTCAACCGTTACAGATTGTCCCGTATTGCCTGTAAATTCAATTTCTAAGCTCATGATTTCCGGACCGAATAGGTACGACCATTCTCCTACGGTATTCGCTGCCGTGCCGTTTCCAACCGCAAAGATAGTTTTCCAGTCTGCGCCAGCCGATGCTGCTGCGGGCATCGTCGCGTTATGCGATATTAATACCCGTGCTTCGCATTGCAGAGTTGGGCCTGTGGCGGCATTGGTTATTTTAAATGTTACTATCCCGCCCAGCGCCGCTTGTAGATCAAGCCGACCTCTTGTTGTTGAGCCAGCCGTATTTGACGCAGACGAAACAATTGTTCGAGCATTTTTTACCGCTGTGCTCATGCTAATCTCCTTGTTCCATCATCGTTCCAAAGCTCTTTTCTAATATCCAGAATCGTTGCTGGTATTGATACCTGCTCAGCTCTGGATATTAATTTCTCAGCAATCGTATAAAGCGCGTCCCGCTGAGGTGCTGTAAGTTCCCCCGCAGTCACCCACGCTTGCAGCATCAATTGATGCGCCTCTTTGGATAAATCAAACTGTAATCCAGCATTGCCGCCTATCCAATCCAGCAATGCCAGCGCAATCGACTGTAATGGACTGGAGTTGTTTTCTGAGTGGATTTTGATTTTAGCCCTCATTCCTGTCTCAGCAGACCATGAGACAAACTGCCCAACATCAACCGGGCCATACACAGGAATGTCATTTCTGTGCATTACGGCGTAAATAGCATTTTCATCAGCAGAAGCAACAAACGGCGCTAATTCAGTCGCCAATGGTCCGGTATTCAACTCGTCATATAGCGCCATAAATCACCTATTTTTTATGATTAAATAAAATGGCTTTTCCGCTCATAGGAATCACCCTGGCGGATTGCAACGGGACGGTTTTTTTCGGCTGCTCTGCACAACTGCAAAGCGATGCTATTAAAATTAAAAATGAAACTATTTTCATATTAGTTTGAATCTACCTGCACAGTGAGCGCATCAATAGCAAAACTGGCCGTAGCACCAGTGGTAATGGTGCGTGATGCGGTCAAAGCTGCACAAACGATAAGATTCCCGGCGCCAGATGACGCATCAATCAGCCCCCAGTGCGTGGCTGTTGCCCAGTCGGCCGTGGCGGTCGGAAAAGTAACGGATGCGGCGTTGCTAATGGTGCCGTTGGTGCCGGATGATGCGCCGGTTGCTGAGCCATGCGTGCCCTTCCAGGATGCCGTGGCTCTGGTAATGCCGACCCGGGCATAACTTCCGCCGGTTAATTCGGTGCCGGTCGCGGAATCTGAACAGGCGGTCGAGGACAGGAATACATAAAATGTGGTGGGTGAGGTTGCCGAATAATCGGTGGCCCGGAAAATATCATCGGCGATTTTATTTTCTGCGTAATCCGCGAAGCCAAGCGCTGACGCCGTTCCTGCGCTTAACAGCAGTGCCAGCCCTAGAAACAGGCCGGCAATTAGTTTGTTGATTTTTCTCATGAGGTTGCCTTTTTAGTTGGTGGTTAATGGTGGTTAATCTTTGAGCGCAACGCCCAGCCCGCCAGCGACGATACCGCCTAGCGATGTCAGCGCTGCGATATCGTCTTTGTGGCCGGTAAACAGCAGCAGCAGTCCGACAACGCCGACAACGACCCAGATCAGTCCGCGTTTGGTGGATGGTTGCGATGTGTCTATTCCTATCTTCATTGTGGAATCATCGCTCGGTTTTCTTTTTCCGAAAGCGGGCTTGGGTGGTTCGATTTTGATATTCATAGCGCCGCATACGGGTCGATGATGTCCGGATATTCAGTTAGCGCGTAGGCGACAGCCTCGGGTGTACAATCGAGAACGGCATCATCAATACCAAAATCGTTTCCCTTTATTACTGCTACCCGCCCGCACTTTATTTTTATCCCATTAATTGTGGTATCAGCCAGCACTCTGACATTGATCCGCTTTGCTTCGGCCTCTTTAGCTTTGTTTTCAGCCATATTTTTTCCCGCTTATTAAGCAATAGAAAAGCGGGCATATAGCCCGCCATTGGTTATGTTGCTGAGTTCTGATACAGTTTGACGGCGTTCAGGTCAAGTAGGTTTCCGCCGGTTCTAGCCCAGCCAAGGAAACCGACCTGGCCTTTTTTCATGTAGGCTGAATCGTCAAATCTGAACAGCGATACATCCAGCGCATCACGGATCATGTATTTGCTGAAATCGCCAAATGCTAGCGACTTGGCATTAGCGGCAGGGACAGCAAAATCGTTGTTGATACAAACATCATACCCAAGCAATTGATCACTTAACCCACCGGCAATGCCTGCGTCATAACTTGGCGTCCAGATTGGGCGGCCGGCTGTATCTTTTATTTTACGTATAACCTTGCGCATCGTTTGGCTAAACATGAAGCACGGTTTCCCGCCATTTTCGAGATAGGCGACATCCAGGCTGTCTATTAGATCAACAAGATCATCATAAATAATAGTCAACGCTTGTCCGGTTGTTCCGGTTTTTCCAACGGATGCCGCCGTCACTACGCCCATTGGCGCAGTTGAACCGCCGCCTGTGGTATAGCCAGCGTTAGCAAGTCTTCCGATACGCTGAATCATGCGCTTAAATACCAACGCCTGAATGTCTATATTGGAGTCCTGCAAGAGCTCAATCGGAACGGTAATAACTTTTGATCCGGCTTTAAATACATTTAATGCCCGCGTACCGAAATCCACATCGGCATCGGTCGCCGTTGTGTTTTGAGCTATCCACTCCCCAATCTCGGATGTTCCATCCGATGTTGGAAACGACATATTGTTGCCCATGGTCGTGGTAATCTGACTAGCTTCCTTGCGCATAAAGCCGAATTCTTTCAGCGCATCGACGATTGTTTGCGCGACTTCTGTCTGTACTGTGTAACCGCCCTCAGAGCTGGTCGTTGTGCTCATCGTGTTGCGGATCAGCATAGCGTCCTCGACCGACATTTCCTTAAATGATTTGCGCATGAATATATCAACGCCACGCATCGCATCGCTGACTTCCTTTTTACCGTCAACACGGAAATCATTTGCATCGTTGAAGTTTTCTTCGGTTTCCATTTCGATTTTGCGCTGATAAGCATCGATTTGCGTTTTGCATCGATCAGCTTCATCCATGGCATTATCAAATTTTGCCTGGTCTTCTTTCGACCAGATTTGATCGCCTTTGCTTTCCAGTATATGGTTGGCCTGGTTGACAAGTTCGTTATGTTTTTCGCGGAGATGTGCTAGTTTCATTGGAGTTCCTTGGATAAAAAAAATCCGCTTGTTAGGCGGCCTGTGATCTGTTGGTAGGGTGTTTGTCTAGTCGTGATTGCATAATTCGCAACCGGTTTTTGTTTTGCTGTAACTGGTTTTCTGATTTGTCCAGCTCATCGGCCTGTTCTTGCTCTGATTCAGCATCAAGCAAGGTATGATTATCATCTGGATGCTCGCTGTTAACCGGCGGCGCTTTTGAATAGGCTGACAAATCCCAGTCAATTTTATTTTTTGGCGCTGCCTCAGCAATGGCATCAACAAATCCGGCGTCTACGGCTTCCTGGCCGAAAAAATAAGTTTCGGCGTCCATCCAGTCCTTGATTTGCGCCTCTTCCTTGCCAGTTTTCGCCATGTAATCCCCGACAATGGTCTTGTCAATGCGGGTCAGTAGGTCCGCCATGGCTGAAAAATCACTGGCGTTACCGGCCGCAATGGTCCAGGCATTGTGAATCATGAACATTGCGCCATCACTGATCGTGGATTTATCAGCCGCCATTACCAGAAATGTTGCGGCGCTAGCCGCGTGCCCGTCGATATGGACGTGGATATCGCTGGTATGATCTTTCATGGCCTGAACCATCGCCCTGGCCGCAAAAACATCGCCGCCTGGCGAATTTATGCGTAGATGAATGATCGGTGCGGTAATCGATGCAAGCTGTTTGGCGAAATCCAGAGGCGACACGCCGCCGCCCCAGATCGAATCCGAGACGATGACATCGTATAGATAGACAGTGGCTTCTTCGCCGGTCATTTCCGCTTTGAAAAAGCCTCGACCCTTGTTAAGCGCCAGCAGTTTGAGCAGTTGTGGGGTCATTGGTTGTTCCCGTGTTGAGTTGATCGCCGCCTTCTACCGGCGGCATGTTTTCTATGCGTCTGACTTCGTTGACAGTCAGCCATCCTGGCTCTCCTGCACGGCCAATACCGACTCGATATCCTTCCTGTCGGGTCTTGTAATCCCCACGTTCAAGGCCTGCGGTGTTGAATTCGACCAGGTATTTTTTAGTGAATGGCCAAATCTTGCGATTCAGCTCCTGCTCTATTTTTGTCAAATGCCTAGCCAGTGTGTATTTCACGAAGCCGATACCCATTGATTCGACGCCGCTTCCCCAGCTGGTCGTGGTTTGCGTATGGCCTACCATGAATGGAGGCGTGCCGAATATACGGCAGATGTCCTCGACCTGGAATTGCCGTGTGGTCAGCAGCTGCGAATCTTCGGCATTCAGCGTTAGCTCATGGACTTTTGCGCCATTGGTCAGCAGTGCCGGAGTATGCGCACGGCCAACGCCTTGATAGCGTTCCATCCAGGACTTACGCATCATTTCCTGTTGTTCTGGCGTCGGACTCCCCGCCAGTTCGACGGCGAAATCAGGACGCGCGCCGTTTTCAAAAAATGCGGCGCTGTATTGATCAGCAGCTAAGGCTATTCCGGCCGAATTGCGCAGTACATAACGTATTTGGCTCATGCCGCGAAGGCCGTTGAATCCAGGCCCGGCGATATGGATCATATCCATGGCGGAAATGGTCTTTTGTTCTTCCTGTTTGAACGGCAAAACATTCGGCTGCACGATATAAACAAGACCATCCGTGCTTGACCGGACAGTAACGCGGGCAGAATGAATCCACTCAAAGCCGATTATTCCAGATGAACCTGATCTTATAATTCTGGCAAAGGCATCGCCATGCAATAGCAGAGATCCGACCATCGCCTCCCAAAATACAGCGGCCGAGTACATCGGGCTGGGTTGTTCATTGAGCAGCCACCAGACATCATTGTCCACTTTTTTACGGCCATCTGCTGTACGCTGGTAGACAGGCAACGGCATGGATGATATCGCGCCGCCAATTAGCGATACGCAGGCATAAACAGCACTGACCTGCATCGCCGTATTTTCGTTGACAGTAACGCCCGCATTGGGCGTTGAAAACAGGCCAAAAATATTGCTATAGTCGACCGCGTTTTTAACAGTCGGCGCTTCACTAGACGCAGGAAGATCAATGTCGTAACGTCCTGGTTTTCGTTTCTTGCTGAATAATCCCATCATAAAAATATTATCTCCGAGACAATATCTTCAACTTCGCCAAGCATCGCCCTTCCTACTGCCAGAACAATAGCAACGGCCGGGTCGATCTTACTGATTTTGTTTTCTTTATCGGGCATCAGGCCTCCGTTGGGATATTCTTTGCAGATCACGTTGGCTATTGCCCAATTGGTCAGCGGGTTGCCGTCATGATGGATACGTCCGCCCGCAATAGCGGCCTCAATCTCCCGCATGCCGGGGCCTAATTGATTGCCGTGTTGTTTGATTTCTACCGGTACTAGGCCTGCTTCTTCAAGATCCCGTGCGATTAAAAACGCATAGTGTGGATCGTGTGGAACTTCGAGGATATTAAAACCGGCTTCTTTCATGCCGATGATTTCATCTGAAATGATCCTAAAATCCATTTCAGCATCGCCGCCGATGCGCAAATGTCCATCGTTCAGCCATTTTCCGTAAATTTCTTTTAGCTGCGGGTATTTATCGCTTAGAATGGTATCTTCTGGCAGGTAGTTCCGGGTAAAAACGTAGTAATGTTTTTGGCCGTCGATAATGCGCCGAAACACCATTGCTAGGCTGCTGATATCGTAAATCTTGGCAAGGTCGGCACCGATAAAGCAGTCGTCGGCCTTGAAATCGTTGATGTTCAATGTTTGATCGCCGCATTCAACCCATTTGTTAGCGTTGAAAAAGGCCGATTTTGCCCAGCACCAGACGTTTAAATGCTTTGTCTTAAAGGCGTTTTGCTTGCTGCTGTTCTGTATAGCGTATTTTTGCGCGGCTTTTAGGAAGTCAGCGCCAACTGATACCCCAAAATTGGGATTAGCTTTGATCAAACTTTGCTCATCAGTCCAGGCGTCATTCTTGTCAATGCCGTAGATGATGCCGAAAACCTCGTCATTTTCGACCAGTCCGGTCAAAACGCGCTCAACATCTTTTTCCAATTCAAAGCAGGGGCCCGTCATGTTTGCCCCGGCGGTGGTAATGACCAGCATCAGCCCTTGTTCCCGCGCACCCATGCCGGTGTCCATGGTGTCGTAAAGATCGGCGGTGACGTGTTCGTGATATTCGTCAACTATGGCGAGTGATGGACTAGAGCCATCACCCGGTTTTCCAATAACCGGCTCAAACCGTGAATTATTGCGGGCCGTGATGCTCTTGGCGTTGACCAGCATGGCAAATGTCCGCCGCAGGCTGGGACTTTTTTCCACCATCCCCTTGGCTGGCCTGAAAACTTCCCATGCCTGCTTTTCTGTGGTTGCTCCGCAGTAAATCTCGGCACCGTATTCATAATCGGCCACCAGCATGTAAATTCCGATGGCTGAAGCAATGACGCTTTTGCCGTTTTTGCGCGGGACTTTGATGTAGGCTTTCCGGAAACGCCGGAATCCAGTCTGCTTATGTACCCATCCGAACAGGCTAGCAATAATGAACTTTTGCCAGGGCTGCAAGGTTATCCTGAGCCGCTTGGCTGCCCACTGACCCTTTACGTGAGGCAGTTTTTCTATGAAACTGATCGCCCGGATGGCTTTATCGTGATCGAATGTAAAATCAAACTCGCGGTCGATGTCAGTCAAGAAGCGCTTGCACGCCAGTTGCTCCAGTTCACAGGCCAATTTATCGCCGCTGACAACGGCATCTGCATAGGAAAAGACATCAACAATGTGCGGGTGGAATTCTGGATTAGCTAAACTCGCCGAACTCATTTACCAGATTACCCTGTATCGCATTGATCAATGATTTTTCATCTGAAGGAGTGAGACCGAAGCAGCTGGTTAAACGCGACAATTTGCGCCAGTCGTCATTGAGCTGAGCCACCTGTGGCATGCTTTTTATCTGTTTGCCATTGCGGCCAATGACCTCGTAGGTCTCGCCGTTCTCTTCCAGGTATTTTCGGGTCTCGGCAATACGGGCCAGCAGGTAGCAGTATTCTGCAAAGGCATCTATGAAATGGGGCTTTAGTCTACCTAGCGCCATCATTTCAGGAGCCAGCCTGTCCCAGACAGCGGCGGCCGAGGAGGGCAAATCCGGTTTCAAATGGGCGGCTTGGGCGATCTGCTCTGACGTAACTTGGTCGCTGCCTGGCAAGTAAACTACATTAGAATTAAGATCTGGTTTACGTCCTGCCATAACATTTACCACTTAACGCCGTGGGCTTTTCCTATTCAAAATATTGCACGTAAAAATGTAAC